AAGATTGCTAAGTTATTAGTATTGAATGATATATCGGAAAGGCACTATAATTTCCATAGAAGTAAAGCAAAGTACTTTAGATAAGGTATAGATTCTAGGAGAATAACCCCTCCTAGAATCGTATTCCAAATATTTATAGATACATAATACTAAGGTGAATAGAGATAAGTATTTAACTAATGTAGTTAAAACGTCGCTATTTATAATGTCTTTATTTAAAAGGAGTAAGACTATGAGTATTCGTGATCAAAAGCAAAAAGCAAAACGCGGTAATCAAGATAGCCAAGCTGTAAACTTAGCCGCTATTGCTCAGCATCAAGCAAAGACTGATGCACAGATTCAAAAAGAAGCATATGGTAATCCAGGTGGATTATCGGATGTAGAGTTACAACGTAGCTTAAATCCACAACCAATACAAGGTCAACCGGCGCCAGCTACCGTAGCTGTAACCGAAGTAACACCAGAAACACAAGTAGAAACGGTAACACGACCAACCCGCATTTATGGCGAAACAGAAAGTAGCCCTGGGTTAGACGCTTTAAACAATAATGGTCAAGTGCCATTTATCACATTTAATGTACTACCAACAACCACAAATACACCGGATGCAAATCCAGAGGAACAGAACATGGAACAAACAAATAAAGAAGTAGTAGTAGCATGGGTAAAAGAAAACTCAACTATCAATACTGAAAACCTTATCAATCTAAACCTATCAACTATGACAGGTGAGTGGTTGGTAAATGAATTAGCATTACCTACAACCATCCCGGAAGAAGTAGTCACAGCGCTGCTTGCCGAAATCGCAACAATCGAAGCACTTAGCAAATACACTGAAAACTTACCAACAATGGTTAAGTTAATTGCGAATGAACAAAACCAAGTTGTTACTAGCAAAGCGCTAGACCTATTACTAATGGGTGCTAAACCTTACATTACCAAACTAATCAACAAATGGGATAACTTAGTAGGTCTTGTAAATAGCTTCCTGAAAGCACCAGAACCAATCATCGTAACAACAACTACTGTACCTGTAACTGACGTGCCAGAAACAATCGCGCAACGCTGTAAACGCATCCAGGCTGAGGCAGATGAAAAACGCAAACTGGTAGCACAGGGTCAACAACCACAAATTCCACAAGTACAACCAACCACGCATGTTGCTAAATTAGGTAATCTAATTGATAAACCAAAACAACCAACTATGGGTGACCTAGTTGCAGAACAAGCCGGTCATAAATCTATCCTAGACATTATGGCTGAACGTAAACAATAATTAAGTAAAGGGACTTCGGTCCCTTTCTTTTTTGTCCCCATTTATTTTTTTGTTCCATTTTATGAGATTAAATAAGAGGAACAAATCATGCCTCGTGAGATAGTATCAATTGCTGAAACATATCACAGCATCACAAGACCGATTGCAATATCAGTTATTAAAGACATGGTTAAGAACCTAGGATTAAATAAAGACACATCTATTATATTTCCTGGCCTAGCCGATCAAGTACCAACCAATGGTACAACGACTGATAATGCTACGCCCAATACACCTGTTAATATGCCCACACGTCAACAGGCTACTATTAACGTAACAGAAACGTTTGCTGATCACACAGCTCGATCAGAGAACCCACATTACATAGATGCTTACCCAGTGTTCCTAGATAAAGAATTAGGAGTTATGGTTAAACCTGTATACAATACTAAACAAATGGATATAGGGGTCCTATTACGCGCACAGGACGCTACAACGGTAAGACGTTGGTTCATTCAACTTAAAGACATGATTACTCGTGACTTTCAAACAGGTGCACATTTAGTTAATTATAGTTATGTAGTACCTGAAGGTATTATGTTATTATTAATAGAACTTTATACTAAACGAGAAACAATAGCACCATATGGTGATAGTATTAGTAAATATATTAATGGTCATTTTACTGATAGATTTACTATTGACACAAATCAAGCTGGTAAAGCAAACACACCCTTGATTCGTGAAGAACAAACCATGGTTCATGCGTGGTTTGAGTTAGATCAGACTAACCCAGAACAACCACAAAAGAATAATAATACTGGGGAATGGGAAATAGAGTTAAACTACAAATTCTATTACTCGAAGGTTGAGAAACTAGTAATAGATTATCCTATCGTTGTACACAACCAACAAATAGATACTAAGTTTATCAACCTAGCCAACCTACCAGCATTTGAACACAACTACCTACAACGTACTACTGACGCCAGATTACCACTGAATCATTTCCTAGGTCATCGTGACTATGGTAATCAAAATAGTATTGATCCAGGTCTACCCATTCCATGGTATGATGATTGGACTATACCAGATGGTTTATATAATGGTAAAACTGAAGCAAGTTTTCTAAGAGTATTAACGTTAGCGGATTCAACTACAAAAACATTACTTAATTTAACCGATCTAGGTGATTTTAAAATATCACTAGCAATGATTCGTTATATGCAACGTAGACCCATGTCATTGGCAAGATTACATGACAACGTATTTACTGTTCGTATTTTTAGAGATCATAATCTTTTAGATATGAGTAAGACTATAATCGATGATGACTTAAACATTAGTCATACGCGGGATTATAATCTAAGAAATGTTTACCATATGTCTATGACGTTATTAACAGATCCTTCTTTATTAACTGAAGATGGTCTTAGAGATCTTGGTAATGATCCGTGCTTTGCGGCTGATTATTTTTATATGATAACTGGTACGTACAAATATTTACCTAAACCCGCATATTGTCCAATAGATCCAAATGATCCTAATTACAATCCAGGCGATCACCCGCACTTAAGTATAGATGAACTTAGAGATATCATTGAAGAAATAAGTAAATGGAAAGAATATGTATCGGCTCCACCATATTACAGAATGAGTACAGTTGGTCGATATACCATACGTTCTAAGAGGTTATAATTATGGCTATTCTAAACGCTTCTAAACCACCGGTACAGAATAACAGAGATCAATACGTAGAACCCCCTGTTAAGTCCGTAGCGGAACCTTTAAAGACTTCCATAGTCGAGACACAGTTTACACCTAGAGGCGCTCTATTGACGCATTTGAGCGGTGCTAGATGGATTGTAGATTATTACTCACAGGTGATTGGTACAAATGAGGAATTAAAAGCATTTGATCCTAATCAACAAACTATCTATCAATCGTATAGAAGAATCAATCGTTGTGAAATATTAATACAGGGATCACTTAATAATAGTATCACGGCACCAAGTAATGAAGCACGTATTAGTGGTACTGCTATATTGTATCCGGGACTGATACCTAATCAATATGACGTTATTATTGGTGATATAGGTGATGGTAAATTAGGTCAATTCACTATTACTGAACCGCCACAACGTAAGTCTTATTTTAATGATGCTGCTTATGAAATTACATTTGAAATGGCACGCTGGTATGATAAGTCATTAGAAGATACTTTAGATCAACGCGTCACTAAAAACTTATTCTTTCAACGTGATTATTTAACATATGGGCAAAACCCATATTTGATCGAAGAAGACTTTCATTACCATAAAAATCTTGAAAGATATATCGCATCACTAGAAGATCGTTGGGTAAAAGAATTCTACAGCCCTGCCAAGAAAACATTCCTTGTACCTGGACAACCAAATATTACTTATGACCCATATCTAATTAGCGCTGTAATGGCTCTGTTTACACAAAACAACAATAACCTATATAGACAGGTTAATGTATTGAATGTGGACGACTGGGGGCTTAATTATGTAGATAATCTATGGACAATGTTACTGGGTCGAGATGAGTTTAAAATACACTCCGTCTTTAAACAGTTTGAGTTATTGGGTTCTGAAAGATTTACTGCAGTGGCACAGTTAAATGGTGTTCGTTTCTCCGGTGTAGAAGAAGTTGTAATACCTAAGAACCATGATCTAGGTTATGGGAATAGTGAGTATGGTAATGGCGGTGCCGGGGCAGGTTTCTGTGGTGGTGTATGTTATACCTGTAATGGTTCTGATAGTACAAAAGCTAATGATACCATACCAACCGAATACGATGGTACCGAAGGTACTAAGTTACCCGTAGTAAATGCTGGTAGATATTATATTCTATCAGAAGCATTCTATACTAAAGATTTCCCTAACATGGTTAAGTTTGAAAAATTACTATGGGATGGGATATTGAAAAGTAAGATTGATCCAAGTGATGTATTTGTTTATTTTGAATCTTATCCAAAATGGTCTAAGATAGATCGGTTCTACTTGGGTATTGTACTTGTAGTTTTAATGAGATATAGTTTAAGAGGTATTTAATGTCACATCCACATACAGTTGCTTATCGGATATTCAATTATAGAATTGAGTGCGGTATTAGAACATCAGCAATCCATACTGACAAAGCTTTAGCTGAAATCAACCCTTACCAATCTTTAGGTCCACAGGGTGTTAAGGATGCAATGAGCGAAGTTATTCGAGTTAAGATTCCACTCGCAGTAATGATTATGTATAAACAACAATACGAACCTATTATTTTTTATAAGTATTCAGATATGTTAACTGTGTATAAGTGGATATGTGAACACCTAACGGCTTGGTTAACTGTGGTACAACATGATTACATTCGTAAACTACCACCGTTAGCTGAAATGTTTGCTATGGAAGAAATGGCAGCTGAGTTATATCCACACCTAGTTAATTTTTATGGTAGTGAATTTGAACAAACAACATTTGTTCATGTACCTGATCGTATTGATAGACTTATAACCATATTAGGTAGAAAGGTAGCTAGTCAAGAAGCCCCTACTGTTACAGCCAATAGTTTTATTAGACCCTTTAATTCAATTATGGCTAAGATAATGGAGTTAAGACCAAATGGCTGAAACCATTATTTCTGATATTTCCCAAACAACATTTAATAGGGAAGTATTAAAAGTTATTAATGATGGTTCTAAGCGGGTATTTTATAAGTGGCGCGCAGTATTAATGGCTGGGACTAATAAGGTAAATACTTATTATTTTAATGGACTTAACAATACTCGTGATTATGTAAATCAATATACTGATGCAATGTGTTTAGATTTAGTATTAAATAATCAGGAATATCAGCGACTTGTAGTACCCAATAGAAACCTCTTAAAAATTAGATTGTATAAAGAACCCGTTGCTGCATTAAGTGGTAACTCGATACCAGGACAAATAGTTAGTCAAGAATTTATAGCCATGTTGTATGATAATAGTTCCGCTATTATGGAATCTAATACAATGATGAATACTAATTCTGACGTAGGTAATAAAGCTTCATTAGTTACTGTGAGATTCTTCTTACTAAATAAAACTATTGAAAACTTACGATTACGAACAATGGGTCCAACCATTCGTGAAACACCACCAGGTGAAGCAATCCGTGGTATTTTACACCAAGAGACAAATGCATCAGCCAGTGTAGTTTCTGAAATATATAAAGGGTTAGACTTATGTCCAGGACATAATCCCAATATGAAGAAACAGCTCATGATACCACATGGTACTAACATCATCGGTGAAGGTGGTTTAATACGCCAAGTAGAAGAAGATGTTGGTGGTATTTATAACTCTGGTTTCAATTATTATTATCAAAAAGGATATTGGTATCTTTATCCTCCGTTTAATACTGAACGATATAATAATCCTACTAATAAAACACTTACCATTATTAATGTTCCACAAGATCGTTATCCAAGTTTAGAACGAACTTATCGTGAAACTGCTAACCAAGTTATCATTATTTCTACTGGTGCAACAGTACATCAAGATAACAGTGGGTCTGCACAAAAGAATGATGGTAATGCCGTAATGTACGTGGATTCCAATAAAATTTATAATGACTTTTCTAAGATGGTTGGTGAAGATCTAATTGTAGATGCTAAAACAAACGTTAATAAGTTTGGTGTAGCCGAAGCTAATAGAACTACCAGTAATAAAGAAGTTGTTATGAAGAATAAGGGAGTTAGTAGTCAGTATTACAAAGAGTTCAGTAAACTCTCATTACGCCTTGGTATGGTGATAGGTTGTAAATGGGAGAATGCAGATCCTGATTTAATATATCCTGGTATGCCAGTATGTTTCATGTTCTTAGATGGTGAACAACCAAGACAAGTATATGGTTCGGTGATTGGTGTATCTATAATTGTAACAGCTATGGGGCAGGGTAATGGCTCTGGTAAAGATGATCGTAAATTCTCTACTAGTGTTTTAGTATCTGTATTCCTAGCAAACAAAATTGACATTAAGCCAAGATAGGGCACAAATAGAGAGAGTCCCTAGGGACTCTCTCTATGCCACATTAGTTAGAAATCATACCAAGCATTACCACCACCCTCAGCCTCAGTGTTTCCACCGACACGTCTACGTGACATATCTTTACCATTAATATCGTCAGGAATACCACCAATCTTTTCCATCTTATAAACACAGTACAGATCTTTCTCTGGAGTAATAGGTCCCACCTTACGATGTTTACCACGTCTCCATGTCATATACGATTCACCATTTACTTTTGCAATATGTTGATATATTTCAATATCAACTTCTTGATCTAGTCCAGAACAACCATCGTAATAACCTTTGTTAGCTACTTTGTTTACAAACTCAGCCTCAGGTGTATTCTCACGAATCATCTTCTTAGCATCAGAAGACATCTGATGTGGTGTAATACAAAGAATCTTACGCTCTACTGTATAGTTACGTACACGGCGGAATAACTCACGAATGTCAGTACCTGTAGGACCATTACCTAAACAACCTTTCTTACTGATCATGTTAAGATAATCCATATTTAACTGATGGATTTCATAACCGTCACGAATAAGTTTATTACAAATATCAAATAATTCAAAAACAGTAAACTCAGTAGGGTTAATGTTCATGATTTTGATATGGTAACCATTTGCTTTTAAACGCTGTTGTACAAAATCCTTAGCTTCTTTAGGACTAACAGATTTAAAGTCAGATGGTAGACCTGTTTCGTTCTCATATAAAGCATCATATAAGAAGTTAACATCATAACGAGCTGATGTTTCAAAAGACATACGCAACAAACATGGTTTAGCCGTAGCGTCAAGCATGTGTGGTGTATTATACTGAGCATGATGTCTAAATAAACTTAATGCGGTACCAGATTTATAGTTATGCTGTAAAGCTGAAATAAGAAGCATATCGGTACGCTTAGCTGCTTCTTGTTCATTACCCCACATACGGTTGAAACCTTTCCAACCAAACTTAATCATTCCATCACTAGATAATTCTTCACGTGCCGAAGTAATAAGTCCCTCTAAACCTGCATCATCATCAAAATCTACGGAATCAACAATATGTGGATTAGAATCATAACTATGCCCCTGACCAGAAATATTAGTTTCTACTTTAATAAGTTCATCAGTAACTGTCTTACACAATTGGCTCCAATCAATCAAGTCACCTTTATAATGAGTATCAAGATAAGCACTCTTTAATAAAGCTTTAATTGTAATGGTACTAAGATAGATACGGATTTCATTAATATTATAGTTACAAAACTCAATGATAGTGGACTGATTCATTTCCGATTTAGACGGTTCTAAAATACCATCTAATAAACTCTTATCATTTTGACAACTAACTGTAACACGTTGTAAGAACTCCTCATATGGAATTTTCACATTTGCTTTTAATAACCAATACGATATTTCTTTAAGAGATGTTACACTATCATGTGAGAAGTCACCAGTATTCACTTGTTCTGGTGTTTTAATATGACCCAACGCTTCGTTAACTAGTGTAGGTACAGTATCCAATCTGTTCTCTAGTTGTTGATCTCTATATAGTAAAGTAACGATCTTTACTAATAACAATCGTTCGTCCATCTTAAACCTCTGGGTTTTGGAGCATCTTATGTTAATTCATGAACAAGGCCGAATCGGTTTAATTATCATACCGGCCTGGCTTGACCAAGCTCTTAAAGATAATAATAAACCAATGACAGCTTTACTTGATTTGGAGGAGTTACGCACTTTCCTCACAATGGATGATATAGCAAACTTTTTGTATATCAACCACCGCATCTGTGAAGGTAATACAGAACTAGCTAACGCCTTTAATTTTGACTTTGGCTTTGTATCAACTTCACCTTACGGGTTCGCCAAAAAAGAATATGATTTCAAATATTTTGAAGACATAGAATTAGCAATTGAGCTACTAAAAAATAATTCTACCTCTAACATAGTTATAGGTGAATCTGTAAAAAGTAACTTAATACCTAATTTAGAAAACTGGGAAATAAAATCTTTAGTTGGTAATGTAGACATTGAAAGTTTAAAAGCATACGGCCTATATTCATTTAATACTACTGCAATTCACAATAATGTGTACGGAATTACCTTTACTACAGATTTGGGTGAAGATTCAACCGAATATCGGACTTATGTATCTTTGGATAATCTTTTGAAGAATATATCCCAATATTATGATTTCCGCAACTTAGTTGGACATAAGACCTTTCAATCGTATTTAAAGTATATGGATTATGTAAATTAAAAAATACTGACATATATTCAACAATACTATAGAGAGTATTTTTCGTCTCTGACAATAAACGTTTATTTTCAAAAGGTGTCGTATGAGTACTGACAACAATCGCAAAAAATATAGTCAACGTCGTAAAGGCCGCGCTCAAGGCTTTTATGGTTCTTTAGTTGACAAATTAAAATTAGGTCTGGCTGCTGGTTCTGACCGTGGTTATGCTAAAGATACTATTGGTCAACACTCGACTAAATTACTTACTACTTCTCTTGAAGATTTAGAATTAGTTGGTGGTGATGAAGCTACTGAAGTAGTTGAAACTGTTGATGAAGCAGCTGATGACGTTGTTGAAGATGTAATGGCTATCATCGAAGATCATGGTGGTGCAGTTGAAGATGTAACTGAAGCTCAGAAAGAAGCTCTGGTTGAATCTATCATTGCGGTAACTTCTGCAGAAGCATACATGTCTGGTCGTTTAACAACTACTCTTGGTAAAGTTCAACGTGCAGAAAGTGATTACTTCACATCTCGCGATGTAGCGGCTCCTGGTGGATTTGACTACGGTTCTGCAAGCTTTGGTATGGAAGCATTTGATGCATCTAAACTTGGCGAATACGCTGCAGCATCAGCTGTGTTTAACTTCTCTGCTGCTAAGCAAGATGATTTCGGTGAAGCATTCTATCCAACTCAAGTATTGACAGTTGATAAAAATGCATTAGAACTTCATCTTCGTCGTACAATGGTATTGAACCAAGTTCGTCACTCGCTTTCAGGTCAAGTAACTGAATACGATCGTCGTAACATTATTGATGCGTTCATTGACTATACAGTTCTTGCTGATGAAATTACAAACATCATTCCGAACCTTTGTGTTGAAGTTGATGGTGCAGGTAAACCAATTGGTGATAACAACACTCAATTCTTCGTACCGAACTTCCCTTCTGAAGAAGTAGTGACACACGGTGTTACAATCCAAACAGCTCCATTGAAAATGGGTGTGAATGTTGACCTTAAAGGTATTTCACAAAATGCTGGTCTTAACATTGGTGGTCAGTTAGATCAAAACGATTCTATAGATCCAGCAATTAACCTTGCTACATTAGTATTCGCCATTGGTGAAGAAGATGTTAAGGGTGATAACCTTGTTGAAATTCCAGTTGATGGTTTGCAGTATACTACATTCCTTCAAACAGGTCAAGGTCAAGCTCGTCGTGTAGAATGTCAATTCCGTTCTGACGACATCGTATTAACTGGTGAAACGCTAAACGCGCTTAAAGCAGCTACTCCGAACCTTGTATACCTTGCAACTGATCCACGTTCAAACTGGGTAGTACGTCTTAACGTAAACACTAGTTTCTCTGTAGACGTTGAAACTGGTAAAACAACTTCATCTGTATCTGAAGTTTCGATTGCTCAAGTATTCTCTATCGATCCTGCTACAAACAGTCACGAAATCATTACTGATTCTGTTGAACTTGAAGCACTTCGTACTGCGCTTGGCGAAATCAAAGCTGTTGGTTACCGCTTGAAAGCTCGTCGTACGAACCATGGTCGTCGTGAACAAGGTAAGATCGTTACCGTTTATGAAGAACTTGTACGTTATGTAGTTCCATTAGGTTCTCCAATCGTAATTCATACGCCATTGACTGACGTACGTACTAACGTTGACTTAGCTGCTCCTGTTGCTGCAGTCCGCGCACGTAACTCAAACAACGCTGTAACTCAGTTACTTCGTTTCCGTGATCAGTTGAAATCTATTAAGCCATTGCTTAACAGTTCTGACCGTTCAATCAAAGCACCATGTATCGAAGGTATTGGTCATACAGTTGTATACCCAACTTACGAACACGTTGATCTTAACTTGGCTAACCAAGTACAAGGCATTCGTTCACAAGACCGTTTCGAAGATGTTCGTTCTACAGTAGTAAACAACATCCGTGACATGGCATACCGCATGCACTTGAACTCAGGTTATGAAGTTGCTGCACTTGCTCTTGAAGGCGTAACTACTAAACCAATTCTTGTAATTGGTACAGACCCTTACGTTCTTAACCACTTACAACTTGTTGGTGATACTCGCTTGCTTGGTGTTGGATTCGATTTCAAAATCGTATCTACTATGGATCTTCGTATCCGTAATAAGATCTTCATGACTCTTACACAACCACACAACGGTCAACCTTCTCCGTTACTATTCGGTACAATGGCATGGATCAACGAATTGATCACTACATTGAAAACTCCGCGTAATGGTAACCTTGTAAGTGAAACAATGGTTCAGCCACGTACTTTACACGTTAACTTCTGTCCAATCCTTGGCGAAATTGATGTTAAAGGCCTTGGTCAAGCTGTTACTACTAAACTTGTACAAGACGTTAACTTCGTTGCGTAATGTTTAGCTGGTAAGTCCTAATAAAACGGGTGGGGTAAAACCTACCCGTTTTATGCCCTAATGTGAACATCCCAATTTATTTCAAATACATAATACCTTTATGAATGAGAATCTCTATTAACTAATGTCTAGTTAAGTTCTTGTTTATTTCGTGTCTTTTATAAGGAGTGTTCACATGAACAAAATCAATACTTTTCTTCGCGCTGATTGGTCAGACATTCAACGCATGGGTGATATACATGTAATCAATGCTGTTGATAAACACTGGGCTGTAATCACCCTAGCTAACCTCACCGAATATGGTAAAGGTTTTTTGGAAGTACAAACTTCATCATGTCATGATGTGTTTGGTGATTTGACCATGGTAGGTTTTTCAGTAAATTGGTATATCATGCCAAGAGGGTTGTTGCGTAAATGTAACAACGTATTTAATATTGACACAGTCGCACGCGGTGACTTTAACGAGTTACACAATTGTGTTAAATTGCTTCAGTCTGATAAACTTCGACTAGAGAATGTCGACGTTGACCGCGGTGGGGTTCTGTACCGTGGTTCCCATGACGTAGGTGTCATCATTGGCGATGTTATCTCATACCAAAGTATGGCAATGGCTGTGCTCAACGTAATGGATATGTATCATAAGCGGTTAGCTGTACACCGTAGCTTATGGTACAAGTGGTTGAAAGATGCCGAATATGTTGAGCATAAAACAGGGAACCTATTCAAGTTCCCTAATGGATTATCCGTGAAGATGGATGATTCAGATGAGGTTCTATCAGAGGACGGTTATCGCATTTTCTGTGAAACATTCGATTCGACTGATGACATTACTCGTCATGAGACAGAAGTTGACTTTCTTGTATGGTTAACGAAGTACTTCTAATGATAGGAAAAGTTAACACTCAGGAAAAAATCATGTACTGTTTCGGTGCAGTAATATCAACTCTATTAGTATTAATGGTAATCGTTCAAGTAACGAAAGCCATTAACTAAATAAATAAAAAGGATCTACGGGTCCTTTTTTTTTTGATAAAAAATTAAATAATACATACAACTATATATATTGTATTAAAGGTTATGCACGGAATAGAAAATGCCACCTAAGAAACCCATTACGTTAAAAACGCTTTTAACTGGATATATTTTTGCTATTGATTTTGATAAACCTAATCAATTAGTAGTAACGGATACTGATATTTTATTATCAGGAATTGGACTTATAGATAATTTAAACTATAAGTTCCTTGTAAGACCAGCTAAAAATGATGAGGATTGGAAAATCTACTATATCAAGAATAAGAATGT